TCCTATGACCCGGGGTATACAGTAGATTCCTTCCGTCAAATCCAGCAAAAGAGCTAGGTTGTCAGTGCTATTACCGTCAGCAGTGGTTGGATCACCAGAGCATCGCGTGGCTATCACCTTATACTTGACAGAACCGGCCGTCTTTCCTTTGCTCTTACACAACGCTTTGCAGCATGTGTTGAGATCAGGGTGGCCAAGGTAATGTGCTTTGTAATAGGAATGCTCGGCGGCGGTCCAATCAGAGTTGACTTTAGCGTCATAAGCCTCATGATCTAACAATATGGCAACTGGCTTCAAAAAATGTTTCCAATCAGCTCGCAATATGTCAGCGATCTGCTTAGTATTAAAGCCTTTTAGAAACGGTGTGCCATTTTTTAAGGTGTAATGCCTAGACTTCCATAGTTTTGCGTAAGGAATAAGAAAGCGCTGCATCACCAAATTAAATTTCTGGCTGCGAGCTTGAATCATTCTCGGGGGTTTCAAGATGTCAGCTTTAATATCATCATTGGGAAAACTCATTTTCTCATTCTTGATGAATGCAGATATCTTTACGTCCCAGGGCTCAAGCAAACCACGCTCTCTCAATTCGTTAGCGGCATTAACATACTTCTTGCGCATACTAGGGGGCTTATGGTTGATGACTTGTTCGAGGGTCATTGGTGTTAATAGTGTGGGCGGGTAGTGTTCGCGTAATAATTTGAAAGCGTTTTCCACAGCCTCTGCCTGTAGTTGTGTGCGATACAACTCTGCTGTGGTTAAATGACGCCGTAGGAGCGAGACTACTTCATTCGCTACACAAGGGTCATTAGCTTGCAGAGTGGCAGTGTATGGACAACTCATCTTCATCACATAGCGTCGTGTGGGATGTTGTTCACAATGGACATAGTTGTTATTGTCACGGTACAAAGTTAGTCTAGTTATTTGAGCTGCGACAGAATCTTTGCACTCGACAACGCCACGCTGACACGTGGCAGGGTAGCGTTGTATTACCGAGGGGCTAAAGGGCGGAGTTGTACATCCTCGCCCCAGCCAAAAAATCGGAACGCGAGATTCTTAAAGTATTCATACAAATGCTTTAGTGACCAATACTCGAATGAGCCGATAGATAACCTGTCTATGGCCTTCAAACCTAGCGTTTGGTTTGGGTGGACCATGTATCCGGTTATGTTATCAGC